ACATCTCCTAATGTTATTTCTTTCTTTTTCATAAATTATGGTTGGTATGGTTGATCTGTTACTGTTATGCTTCCATCTGCATTGATTGTGAAAGTATTGGTAGGTAGTGCTGGAGTATAAGGTATATTATCAATAGCACTAATATCTACCAAGTAATCAGTTAATTTACCGTGCATATTGAATACTTTAATTGCATTTGCACCTAAAGCATCGATAATTTCCTGTGGAGTAAAATCTCTATCTTTCCAAACAGAATCAATACCTTGCTTTTGCACCCGCACTAGATCATCATACGTTCTAGCTGAGATTGTTTTAATTGTCTTTACAACTCTCTGTAACTTTTCTGCATCTGTAGGAGGTTGTGGAGTTTGTGTCAGTATACTCATACCATTATTTACTTGTTTAATCAAAAATTAAAAGCTTTCTATCAACACCGTTTATACGAACTATAAGATAACTTCCAGTCGAAGTTCCTGTATTAGCTGTTACAAGAGGGACTTGAGTTGATCCTATTGCTAGTTGATTGTGTCTATTTGCTTGCGCACCATAACCTAATGCTAAACATCCAGAAAAACTAGGGGAAGTCGTTTTAGTAGTTGCTCCAAGAAATGTATTACGAGCACCAGTAACACCACCGCCAGAATAAGCTCCAATAAAGACTGATTCTGATGCAGTAGTGCTATTAGCACCAGCACTTAAACCGATAAAATCGGAAAATGAGGCATTGGTAGCATTTTCACCAGCATAACCTCCAATAAAATTAGAGCCAAGACCGCCGCTTGCACTTTTACCAGCATTTTGTCCGAAGAAATTGGAATTAGACGCATCCGTAGCATTTTCACCAGCATATTGACCAATAAAATTGGAGTTACTTGCACTTTGCGCACCATTACCAGCATAAGAACCAATAAAATTGCAATGACCTGCGTAGTACGCATTAACACCAGTATTCAATCCAATAAAATTAGAGGAAGATGCAAGAATAGCATTCTGACCAGCATTAGTGCCGATAAAATTAGAGTGCTGTGGACCTGACGGACTCTCACCAGTATCTGAAGCACCATTACCAGCATTATAACCAATAAAATTAGATCTGTATGCTTGGGCTGCATTATTACCAGCACTCGAACCAACAAAATTACAGTTAGATGCATCAGTAGCATTTTGTCCAGCATCAGTACCAATAAAATTGGAATTATGTGCCCTATAAGCCCTGTTACCAGCGTCAGTGCCAATAAAATTAGAACTGACAGCCTCATCAGCCAAGTAGCCAGCTGCAAACCCAATAAAATTAGATTGTTCTGCAAGCGTAGCTTCGAAACCAGCTTCTCGACCAATAAAATTAGATTGTCTGGCTGTCGTAGCCCCATTACCAGCATCCAACCCAATAAAATTAGATTGTTGTGCGTTGGGAGCGTCAATGCCTGCACGGTTCCCGATAAAATTAGAACCAAAAGCTCCCGCTGAACTTCTGCCAGCACTCAAGCCAATAAAATTAGACTCGTAGGCAGCTGATGCATTAATACCAGCACCATTTCCAATAAAAATGGAATTGTTAGCACTAGTCGCATTAGCACCAGCACTTAATCCAATAAATGTTGATCTGTTAGCACTTGTCGCATTAGCACCAGCCCCCTGTCCAACAAAAAATGAATTAGTTAAGCCTGTTATGTTAGTATCAGTTATTCCAATGGATCTTGTTCCTAATGTTCGTAATGTTAAAGTGCTACCGCTCAATGCGACAGAACTTGCTGTAAGAGAACCGAAGATAGTCTGACCTGTTGTAAAATTATTATTGATAGTAGTTCTTGCATAGTTAGCGGAATTTGACGAAAATGAAGTATATGTGCTTTGCCAATTAGACGAGAGACCACCAAGTGTGGTGTATGTGCTTTGCCAATTAGACGAGAGACCACCAAGTGTGGTGTCTGTGTAATTTTTAATTGAACTCAGAGTGATATTAAATGTCGCTCCATTTTGATTCAGAATAAAAGTCTCACCACCTGAAAGAGGTGTTGTCGCTCGATTATATTGCGAAATTTTAGGCATATGATTATTTAGTCGCCGCTTAAATAATAAAGTGAGTATTAAAATATCATCTCTTCAAAAATCTAAAACGGGGAAAAATGCGGATTCTTCTGGAAATTTGTATAAGGATATCGATTTTGACCTCAAACCTTCCTTTTCTTTCAATAATCAGTTGAACAGAAAGGAAAATTTGAAAGATATTCAGGCTTTGTTTGATATTGAAGCAATTAAAAATAGTATTGTCAATTGTTTTTTAACAGCACCCGGTCAAAAAATACTAAACCCTACTTTTGGCATCGATTTGAGACGTTTCTTATTCGAACCTATTGATGATTACACCTCAGATATCATCGTAAATGACATTTCAAGACGATTACCTCTCTTAGAACCAAGAATCACAGTGACAGATGTTTCAGTGATCCCAAATCCTGATGAACAAGAGTATGATATTTATCTTAGAATTAATGTTCCGTCTTTAGATGTTGAAGGTTTGAGCATTAAATCGAAATTAAACACCATCGGTTACACAATCCTCTAAATAATAAAAAATGAAAGAATCTATTGAATACAATTTACCGAAAAACGCTTACATTAATTTTGATGCGCTTTCTCTCAAAGATTTCATCATTCAAAAATTGAATGAAAATTCCAATTTCACTGATCAGAATTATGAGGGAAGTAATCTAGCTTCTTTTATTGATATTGTCGCTTTCAGTTATCACGTTCTGTTGTTCTATTTGAACCAAACAGCATCGGAAAGTATGTTTTCGCAAGCTACGATTTACGAAAACATCAACAAAATCGTAAATTTGATCGGTTATAAACCAACAGGTAAACAAACATCATTGGTGCCAGTATCATGTGTTGCTAGTTCTTCTTTAGGTAAAGGTAATTACAAATTGAGGAAGTATAGCTACTTTCTAATCGATAAAATTCAATATACATTACTGGAAGATTTCGATTTCGAAAAATCCATCGATGGCTCTCAAGATATCGAAAGTATCAAAAATAATTTGATTCTTTATCAAGGAACAGTGGGTGAATATCCTTCGTATACTGCAAATGGTGAAGAATTTGAAACGCTGCCTATCGTGGTGGTCAATAGAGTCGATGACAATGATACCAGATTTATCTCCAATGGCACTATTAGTGTCTACGTGAAAGAACAAAGTGATGGTAAATGGCATGAATACACAGAATTGGATAACATATTCCTCGCCAAAAATGATGATCGCTACTATAGTATCCGTTTAAACGATTCAGGATTCTACGAAGTTAAATTCGGTAACGATATTTTCGGTAAGAAACTTACTGCTGGTGATGAAGTTGCTATTTATTACATCTTGAGCGATAATCTCAACGGGATTATTAGTAAAGGGGCCATCAACGGTAACAAATTGTTTAATCTGAATTCTTCTCGATTCAATCAGATCTATAATGATATTGCTACAGTGGCAAGTGAAAACATTATCGATTTTGATAACAATTCATTTTTATATTTCACGAATACCGATAATTCCACTGCAATATCGGAAGCTGAAAGCGTCGAGCAGATTAAAAATAATGTCCCCAAATATCTCAATTCTCAAATAAAATTGGTATCAGAGGATGATTACGATACTTTCTTGAACAAAGAGATATCGAATGTTATCGCATCGGTCAAAACGGTTAATAATAAAACTTTCATCGATAGTTATATTGACTATTTCTACAAGATTTGCATAGATCCTAATAAATCGAACAGAGTTATCATAAACCAAGTCAATTTTGCAGATTCTTGTGATTTCAACAATGTGAATGTGTTCTGTGTTCCCAAATTCAATCTCAAAGATGATGGCGTATATCCGCCATTTTTATCAAATAGCTTGAAAAATTTGATCATCGAAAAAACAAAGGACAATAAAATTCTGAGCCACGAAGTTATTCCTCGTGATCCTGTTTATATTGCATTTGATATTGGATTCACTAATAATACGGCAGACAAAAATGTCTCGGAAACAAGTAAATTGGAAATTGTTCGTAAGAGTGATTCCAAGACAAACCCTGAAAATTTGAAAAAGAAGGTTGGTGATATTATCTTATCCTTTTTCAATAGTTCAAATAATGGTTTGGGTGAAAAATTGAATATCTCGTCATTGACATCGGAAATTTTAACATTGGAAGGTGTTGCCAACATAAGAACAAGAAACAATAATGAGGTCTTCAACGGTATTTCATTTGTGGCATGGAACCCGATTTATGAAGGTGTTGATGATCTGATCATCAACCAAACAACCACATTACCATTTTTCAAATTCCCATATTTCTTCAACCCTCAATCGATATACAAAAAAATCGTAATATTAAATGAGTAATTATCAAACATTCGATTATAAAATCGTTGACTATAAAAACGAGCAAGTTCTAAGCGCATACGCGCTGAAGGAAACCCCATTAACATTTATACCAGATGTTAAAAATCAGAATTACATTAGAGTATTATGGGATTTCGGAGATGGGACATACTCCACATCATTAACTGCTAGTAAATTTTATAGCAATCCCGGAAAATACGATACAAATTTGACAATTTTTGATTGTTATTCCAATGCTATTATATCAAATGTCATAAAAACGGTAGATATCAAACACTATTTTGTCAATACCTTTAAAATAGACTTTAGTAATACAGCATATTATGACAGTATCGCATGGAAAAATGGTAAAATATCTGGTCCTTTGATTGTTTCTGCTACTTATCCGAGAGATACTACGCCTTCCAGCATATTTTACAGAGTGAGTGGGAGTAATAGTGAATATTATTTCCAAGATACTCCAGATAAATTCAGACATTTGAGAGACACCTATTCATTTTTTGAAAAAATATACAATCGAACAAAAAAGGAATATGAATATGTAGAGATCGATAAAATCGACATTAGCACGATTCCAATTTATGCGAAAATATCGAATAATAATATCGTATTAACCAATTCCACTGATGTTTCAGGATTTTATGTTGGCTTATCAGGTAATAAAGAAATTTATTTCAAAGACGATAGTGTAAACAATTTGATAATTGATCTGTTTTTCGATAAAAGAGACAATAATATATGGGATAACAATTTGAAAATCTCACTTTCGGCTAATATAATCGAAAATGATGATGTTGATAAGTTCACCATCACTTCGAATGGTATAGACGGTGAATTCTACATCTCCGATTCTTTTGAAATAGATGCGCAAAAATTCTCTAACGTGGATATACCTTTCGTAATTAAGGTTAAAGATTCTGAACACTTCAGTGTTAAGAATTTTGCACCTCTTTCTACGACAAATTTCACATACACCGTATTATCATCAACCGATATTATCGTATCGTCACAATACTACACGATATCCACGAAAGATTGTTTCGATGGTGCAATTCGCAATATCATAAATTTCAAAACATCTGATAAGATCAATGATGTTAAAATCACAATATCTGGGACGGTTTCGTCATTACAGGGAACTCCATATACTTTAAATGGTGAGACTAATTTATTCGATGTGTATCCTCAAAATTTCTTAAGAATTGATAAGAAAAATGAAGATTATGATGCCACTGAAATGTTCAAAAATTTACGATTCCAAGAATTTCTTCTGGATGACAGTATGCTTTTCGATGAATTCATTGGATCGATATTCGGGACATTGGATTCTTCGTATGATACTCTCGGTAAGAAAATATACGAAAAAACAACAAATTTTGTCCAAAACATACAAGATGTTGATAAAAATGAGATATTTTCTTTAATATCACAAATGAATATGACAGGGACACCTAATAATGTCTTTGAAAAAAATTCATTCTCATATCCAGAAAAAATTAAAAGAATTTTAGATCTTTGCTCAATCAGCACCAATAAATTGCTGGGAGTTCGCAATAAATTCAATGAAAATTTCGACTTGAGAGGATATTCTTCCAAGAGTGTGTATGGTGTCAATCTTGGCAATCAAATAAATACGAATACATATTTGATTTCCGCTGGGACTCCCATCGTAGCATTGGAGAAATTCAGTAATAGATATTCGTTATTGAATACAGAGCAACCTCTTGATTATACCACTAGCAATATTTTCCCATTATCAGCGTATGAACAAGATTGGGGATGGCCTTTGGTGTTACCTGACACATTCCAATTCGAGGATATAGAGAAATACTACTTGTTTTTCGAATTTGTTGATAAATTCGATGACACATTGTATGACAATACTATAATCGAGAATAATACATTGTATGACATGTTATCCACTGAGAATATTATCAGAGATAGCAACAACGAACCAATTTTGGATGAAAACGGTGAATACATTTTGGGTGAGTATGCCACACTGAATTACAAAGACTTCACAGTTGGAATTGCTTTGCGTGATACGCTCTATCAATCATTGTCACTGGTTAAATAATAGCAATGGAGAACGTATCAGACATCACATTTCCCAAATCCATCACAAATCCCAACGTTAATATCGTTGATGCGTTGGATTCGGCACAACCGTTTTCGTTCTTAGAATTTATAAAAATAATAGACGATAATTTCTCGGTCGATAATTTACAAACTTTCTACACTCAATATTTGAGAAAATGGAACAGAGTAAAGAGTGTGAAGGAATCGGAGGATTCTTCTACCATTATTGAAAGATACAGAGACTTCGTAAGAGAAATTAATTTAAAATACTCTACAAACGAAGAACAAAAATTCTTATCACAATTAGATTTCAATGATCCTTTAGATTTGGATCTGGCTATACCTTTTTATACTAGAAAATTAACAGAAATTGCTGGTTATTACAATAAAAAAAGGGAGGAAAGTAAATATCAAATCATAAAGAAAAAGTTAGTCGGGACTAATACTTTATTGGAGCAGGAGATAAAAAACAATATTATAAATTATTTACAGAATGTTGATAATGGGGAGATCTATTACGATATTCAGGAAATTAAAGATAATATTGATATTAATATAGATGAATTATATGATTCATATCCTCTGTATTTCAATCAAACGCCAGATGAAAAAATTTATGATAATAAAGATTTGGATTATGGGTTTGATATATTTTTGAAAAGTAATTCCGATATTATTTCGGAAGTATTCTCGAATATGTCCGCTTCCGAATTGGGTATCAAAGAAATAAATGATCTTTTAGACAATAAAAGAAAATTGACCGAGAAATATATCGGCAATGATGTTTATTATTTGTCCACAGGTTCGACAGTGAATGATTTCGTATCGGGATTAGCTGTATTATCGGATAAACCATCTCAAAACTTTTTAAATGTTAATTATCCGACTACTGCATCGACTGATAAGAAAATTTTAATCACAAAAGAGGATATAGGATATTTTCGACCACATAAGACATCCATAATCAACATTGATGGAAAGAATACCAGCTTTTCATTCAATATTGCAAATTTACAGCCAAATACCATTTATTATTTCCCAGATCCATCTGTGAGAGGTGATAATGGTGATATTATCACATTCATTAACGATAATGATTATGTCCGTAGAAATTTCACTTCCGGTAAATCAAAGATATTACCAATTAGTAAGAGAAACGATAGCAAATATTACGGATACATATCCAAAATCGAGTTAAATTCCGACAAATACCTTGATAAATTATCAAATATTGGTTATTTACAGGATTCGAAACAAGACATTTACAATAATCTATTCGGATTATTCAAAGATGATGGCTCTTTCACTAGAGGTATCTCTTCTTATGAATCTCCACCAAGTGCTTATTATCAAATATTGAATGGTCACACCTTTTATGACTATCTCTATAACGAAGGATTTAATTTTAATTATTCCACTGTTGATTTGTCAACATATAATTACACGAGTAGATCAGGATTGAGCACTTTCACTAATGGAATTACCGCTATCTCCGCTAATAATTCATATTATCAAATATTCGGAGGGACATTTAGTAATGATCAATTTTATTACGAAAATGAGTATCTTCCAGACTTCCAAACATTGGAAGGTTTGTATATGATGGATGGTGAGACTTTTTACGTCGATGCTGCTTCTTCCGATTTGAGTTCATTTGAATTGAGTGGTAATTTTTATTACTCGGAACTTATCGAAGGTGGTATTAATTCATCTTCTCCTCTGAGAAGAGCATTATTGGATGCCAGATTTCCGACCGTAACGGCAAACATGATACCAAATATCTTCCCTAATGACACGAATACGTTCATGATAGATGGTGCGTTGTTTGGTAGCGCGTATCCTGATTTTTCACCAACCATATCTCAAATATACTACGATGATACGGTTTTAAAATCGAGTGAATATGTCTTGTCGTCAGCACCTGTTAAAAATTTGTATGAAAGATTGGATCTGAATGGTAAATTGTATGTGAGAAATTCATATACAATGGAAATATCACCTTTACAGTCTGAACTGACCTATCTTACGAATGTATTGGCATTATCAGTGTATGCTGAATCGTTGAGTGCTGTTAAAAAGTTTGATGTTGTTTCCGACATTCTCACCATAGAGACGGAAAACAATTTGATTATTACCAAATTGGTCTTTGAAAATGGCGAATTCTTGACACCCACTAAACAAACATACGTCATCGAACACGGTGGTAATATTTCAAATAGATACAGTAAAGATGGGAATATCTACTTCACCCTTATTGATAATTTGTCTAGTAATAATGTCAATGCGTTGTTGATAAAGCCTTCGATATTCGAATTCGATACAGTGAAGCATACTTTATCAGAATATGATAATTATACCATTTCACCAATAAGCGTTAATTCGCCTTCAATATCAACATTTGAAGCACCGACCTTAGCCTATAATAGTAAGAATAATAGATTCACCACATCATTTTTAATTAAAAATGCTTCGGGTGAATTCGTTATCGCAGAAGTGGATTTTGAAATGAATCCTTTCGGAATAATAAATATTTCTCAATACAATCAAAAATGAATAACGCATATTTATCATTATCTTCAAATATCACATCAAAAACAGATAAGCTTCCTTTGCTCGTATTGAATGATATGACCACACTGAACGTCATTTTAACAGGTGTTTCGGAAAATTTCTTACCTTGTTTTTTGAAAATAAATTGGGGTGATGATGTTGAGGAATTTTTCGAAAATGATGTCGTGTCCAACATTTCTTCACCTACTAATAGGTTTTCAGAAGTATTGAATACGACATACAGTCACATATACTATCCCAGTGGGTCTTCGACAAGTAAAAATCTATCCGCAAATTTTTACGTTTCCTACTGTAATGGTGATATGACCACTATCACTGTGCCTATTAGTGTGATCAACTACAATTACACGCAAAGCATCGAAGATCTGACATTAATAAATACGATTAGTAAATTTGATAAAAAAATACACCAATTTGTGACTAAAAATGGTGGGTATTTGATTGAGCTTGAAACACCGTTCAATTAAATACTAATGTGGATACGTTCGTAAGTAAAATATCATCGTGTAATGCTCGTGAATTCTCATATAATGGTGGGAATTTCACTCTCAATAAATTTGAGAGGTATTATGATGGTGGATACAAATTCAACTTTTATAACGCATTTTCGAATATCAGGGATGTGAAATATAAAAATTACAGTATTTTTTATCTTACTGATGAAATCAAGCAATCCGATGTAACTGCCAATAATGGCATCACTATCAAATCAGAAAATTTCCTAACATTTTTGAAATTTGGAAACATTTATCTGAATTTCAATTTCAAGGGTGAATCTGCTCTGGGATTATCGAGTATTTATACGGGTTACGATTGTTATGGAGATTACACATTCAGCGATAGCACATCGGACTCTACAAATTTTATAATCGATCTGAAAGATTCAAATATCTGCAATATTTACAAAGTATTCAATTACAAAAAATATTATTTGACTCAGGATTCTACCAATACTGTCAATTTTTATGCTCAAAAATTAGGATTATCGGGTATAGATTTTAATTACATTTATTCTAAATCCGATAATTCGATCTGTCTGTTTAGAAATGATGGATCTTGTAAATTGCTGATCAAACAAGGTAATACATTAACGCTGGTGCCCTTCACGAGTGCTAATAAGATGTTGGCACCTTTAAATAGCATCAAAATTGATAAAAATATCTACAACAATCTCGATGGTAATGATAATTTCACATTAGTTGGTTACAATGAGGACAATATAATTCCAGACAATCTTATAGAAAAAGATTTGTCCAATAATTTTCTTCTGCATTCTGAAAATGATGATGTCGAGATCCTTGTTTTGAAAAATCAATTGACACAAGATGACATATTCACATCGGGAAACAGTTTGATATCCTCTAATAATTCTCCTTTCTATGTAAAAGAAATGAGAACATACTCTTCTATTTTCAATGATATTGATAGTGAGAAAGATGAGAGTTTAGCGTTAAATTATGTATTTTACAATAAACCATACGTAATAAAGAAGGGTAAAAATACTATCAAAGCCCCGAATAGTTTAAACCCATTCGCAAAAATCAACATAAATGATACCAAATTCATTGAATCTGGTGCATTTTCATATACCACGCCTATTTATGCTGATAAAGTTTATAAAATGGATAATTCTCAAGGATATGATGATGGTCAGATTTATTTATGCACTTGGTTGTCTGGTTCTCCTTTGAGTGACAATAAAGTCTGGGTGGATAGGTATTACTATCCAGATCGCATTGAAAAGGCGTCCGCTTTAGCTACAAATTCAACTTTCGATGTCACTTATACCGATTTGATCGAACAATTAGTTTCCAACAACGATTTGATCAAACAAAGTTTATCGGCTTATTACATATTTGATAAGAAAAGCGATTTTATCATCGAACCCAATGATGTTTTTGTGTATGAACGTCTCAGCACGTTACCGCAAGTAAATTCTACGGATGAAGTCCAAACATGTGGAATAGTGAATACCAATTATTTTGAAAATATAAATACTAATGGTGTTTTCTCCATATTTTTCACATTCAATGGTGATAGTGAGAATTGGTCATTTGCTAGTAGACGTAATAATATCGATTGCGGTGTAAATGTCAATAAGAACAACGATGATATATCCTTTTCTTTTAAATTATATGACCCTAGCAACGAGACAATTATCGGATTCGACGCTACAACACAATTTAAAAAATTAAAAGTCAATACAGTGATTATATCCGTGGATGCTATCAATGGAATTGGTTATTTTAACTTGAATGGGACGAATATTAAAACTTTATCCTTCGATAAATCACAATTTTTCGGTAAGAAGATACTTTTTGGCGATTTCGACCTGAATTCCAACATCCAAAATTTCAAAATATATTCAAAATATTTAAATTTTGATGAATCTTTGGTATTGTCTTACATAAACGAATCACTGAGTATTGATACTCTCGTCATTACTATCCCATGTGGTCAAAGAAATAGCGAAGACGAGATCGAATTGCTGCAATGTGTTTGTAATAATCAAACTTTCAAATCGAATCATATCGATATTTTGATTAAAAATGTTGATATCCCTGATGATATTAAAAATAATTTGATAAGAATCGTGGAAGATACATGCAAGTCGTTCTCTCCATTAACTACTGAAATAAATAAGATAGAATTTTATTGAATAATGACAACATATTTTAAATACACAAATAGCGAGTCCTTCACCTTAAATGGTATCGACTATTCAGGCTTTTTCAATGTTCAGAACGGGATTGCTTATACTGGTAAAATAAAGGATAACTTTTCCGAGGAATTGACACCCAAAAACAATTTTTCATCCGAATTTTATCTCAAGCAATTAGAATTCGACAATCAATTCAATTCTATTGAAAATATAATACCATATTTTTCAAATTCTTTCGATATTTTAAACAAAAATGCATTGGATAAAGTATTCGATAAAATTGATATGAATAATTTGATGGTTTTCAAATCGTTGATCATCAGTGATCCTAGAATTGTCGATTTTGATGAAAATGATTGTCATTTTTATGGACTATCCTCTACAAATAGAGATACCAGAAACGATGATATCATGACGGGTAAAAATGTTGTCACTCATATTGATAATTTCAACTATTCGGATGAATGGGGTTTCCTAGAAAATGTTAAATATGGCGATTTTATCGTGGAATCCGATCAAAGTTTCAAATATCTGTGTTCAACTGGTGAAAATTTAATAACTATAAGTGGATCGTTCGATAATACATCTCTACTGACATACGATATCATTGATTTAGAATTTGGAGAAAAAATTTATGGTATATATTACGATGAATTTGAAAATAAGATCAATGTGATCATAAATGGAGTTATCAACATTTACGAAGGATTGAATTATATCGAATGTGGAACCTTGATCCTAGTTGATAGTATCAAGGTATTTGATGTTGAGACAGTATCTTTAAAATGGAGTACTAAGAAAAATTTTAAAGAGACTCTCGGTCTTTTCGAAGATAGATTCTACAACATAACTTCATATAATTTGGATAATTTGAAATTCATGAAATATGGAAACAATATAAGGACGATTATTGATAATAATGTCTTGTATTTCTTGAATAAAAAGTCCTCGACATTACTCACAACGATGAATTTGCTTGAATATGGAATAGAGAATGTCACGGCGATAGATATTAGAAATGTTGATGATTTCGTGATCGTTTTACACCTCAAAAATGGTGTTTATTCAATAGCGACTTTCGATCCGTATTTAATATCAACCACATTTACCAATTATGAGATAAATGACTTGAGTGAAAATAAATATGATATCGTATTTTCAACTTATGACTCGAATATCTTCTACATAAGAAGTTCTGGGAATATTGAAACCAGATTCATCTCGAATCCGCGCAATACTGCTGGTAATTTCAAAAAATTCAGCTTGAAATATCCACCTGATTATCTTTTTAACAACACTTATCATAAATTTAATGATACTCCTATTAAATGGAATACTAACAGGATAAATGCTAATAATTTTTATAATATCATCTTTGATGAGATCACCAGAAGTAACAAAAATTACACCTTATTGCACAATTCTGGTAGGTTGTATGCTCTCAAACAACCAATTATGAGCAATAGGTATACGGCAATCGATTATAATACTACCAAATATTTCACAAATATTTCGTGTGGAGACGATTCCTTTGGTTTATATTTTAATAAAAATGTATTGGATATCCTGAAAGATACGTTGACGCTTTATGCGAAGGCATCTAATTCTTTCAATTTCAAAAAAGATGATGTCTTGTTGATTAATGTTAAAAAAATCGACTATGATTTAAAAAATTTAAGAATAAATGGAAATGAAAGCATCAATACGACAACGATGCAACGTATTTTCACATTAATAACTGAGATTCAGCAAAAATTAATTTCCAATTTGACCACTTCTGAATAAATAATAGTATGTTACCCGATCTCACTGACCAATTTATAGCAGATTCATACGCTGGGATACTTCACACTTCGAATGTTCCGGTTTCTCCGACTGCTCCAACCCAAGTTTACGATGGTTTAGGAAACAAAACCAGCATGAAAATAGCTGCGGAAGGTGGAGGTGCATCGATTTCTGGATCAGTATCTGTCGATGGATCGGTATCTGTCGATGGATCGGTATCCTCCAATGCAACGGTATCTGCCACTGATATGATTATTGCTAATAATCTGAGTATTAAAGGTTTTGCAACCTTGATTGATTATCTTTATCCAGTCGGTTCGGTGTATATAACCGCTGATAATAATAATCCAACAACTAGGTTTACTGGCACATCGTGGTTGAAAATTGCAGATGGAAGATTCATCGTAGGGGTTGGTGAATCTTCTGATGGAAATGGTGTCGCTAAAACATTTAGTTCTGGCACAAATGTTGGGTTGCATGAAGCGACTCTTGAAGCTTCGAATGTTCCGCCGCACTATCACTATGTAGCAAATAGTGGCATCGTTCCCTCAACGACTATAAATGCTTTGGGAAGTAACAATACTGTTGCACTCGGTGCAGCGGTATCTCTCGATCAGTCTTATTTATTGAGAGGAATTTCTTCTGAAGCAAATATTGGTAGGAGTTCAACGACGGTATCTGGATCTGATACACCAACACCAGTATCATTAACACCACCATCACATGGTCTTTATATCTGGCAAAGAATATCTTAAAATATGGCAAATATTCAAATTTCAAAAATAAAATTTCGCAGGGGCACTAATGCTCAAAGATTAGCTGTACGTTTAGATCAAGGCGAACCGGGATATACCACTGATACGGATCGTTTGTATATTGGTGACGGCGTATTGAGTGGTGGCGTATCGGTTACGACTAAAAATCATACTCCTTTAACTAATTTTTCAAGTTTGTCGAATACCTATTCGGAAGTAGGTGATATCGCCTCAATTGATAATATTTGGTATCAATTAACAGCGAATCCTTACACTGATATCACAAAATGGGGTAGAATCGCCACTAAAATATCACAAGAATTTGAATATGATTCGTCATCCACTATCAATTTAAAATTGAGTGGATTGTCAGCATCCAAAATAAATCCCAATACTATCAGTAATGGATTGTATATTAATAATGGTATATTACAGATTAATTACAACCCATCGTTTTTCAGTCTTTCAGCTAGTAAATTTTCACTGAATGTTGGATCTATCACCACTAGAGAATTACTTTCGTCTTCTTTTGGTGATGGATTGAGTGGGGGTAATGGTAATACGGTGACCCTTAAAGTTGATCCCAATAGTTTCACCTTTGCAAATGGTGCGTTATCCGCAAATTACATCTCAGTATATAATTCGATAAATAATTCTATAAGACCATTAAGTGGTAAGAACGTGTTTTTCGAACCACAAAGTTCTACGAATGCTTTATCAACACTTAGTGCAAGTTATTGGGATGTGGCGACTGTGGACGGTGTTTTATACCAAGCTGTTGCAACTCCTACCACTACCGTTAATGCATGGGCTAATATTGGTGATAAAAAAGCCGTTCAAAGGTCTGTTTATAGCACACTAACTGGTAATTCCACATTATCTTCATTTAATAGTGGTAATAGTCTGTCGGCTATCTTCAATGGCACTCCTGCGCACACCATTACAGGGGCAATACCGGGTCTTCGATTGACGAATTTTACTGCAATGTCATCCAATGGAATCAGCACAGTGACCATAACATTAACATCTGCTGGATTCTTGGCATATGAAGGAGATTCCACTTCAAAAACAGGACAACCATTCGGTAGATTTGCGATACCAATCTTTGCATATTAATTATGAGCGTAGAAATATTCAACAATACACTATTAAAAATTTTATTCCGTCAAGGAACTAACAGTGAACGTCTGAACGTGGTCTTTAATTCGGGGGAACCTGCTTTCACTAATGATACTCGTCGTTTATTTATTGGTGATGGGGTGACGACTGGTGGAATTCTCGCTGGTAATCTATTTAAAGGGACTGCGACAAATATCACCAGTCTCGCACCAGCAGAAATCGGCGATACCGCTTATAATAGCGACACTAAAATACTATATCGATTGAAGAGTGGCACTGGGACTAATATTGGCGATTGGGAAGCTATCGGGGGCAAAGGAATCGATAGTAACACTCAAATAGCTAAAGGTGGTAACACCATAACAAATTTAGTGAGCAGCACTAGGACTAATTGGGCGACTTTATCACTGAATACAGATCCGAACACATTTTATATAGTGTCTGATAGAAATTATATTTTAATGTAATTTAAAATGGATACCCTAACCACTACGACTGCTGCCCCAGAGGGTGAACTGATAACATCTATGGACGAAACATCCACTGATACGACATCCACTGATACGACATCCACTGATACGACATCCACCAGCACATCTAGCACATCTAGCACATCTAGCACATCTAGCACATCTAGCACATCTAGCACTTCTAGTAGCACTTCCACCTCAAGCACAACTTCTTCGCCAACTTCCTCCACGACTTCCTCTACAACAAGAAATTGCTGTGTCCCTGACCCGGAAACTACGGAAGATCTCCCGCCAGTCATACCATCATTTAGCACATTTTCGGCACCTAGATTGCCGACCTCTACTATTTCTCCGAATGCTTCGAATCCTTTAAATTTTGGTATAACTAGCAGCACTACGACTACGACCACTACTACGACCACTACTACAACTACTCTTGCTCCGACAATTTCAATTTTTAAATGTGTTGATGATAGTTGCAATAAGTTGGGTTTCTGATAATTATCTTCATGCGTAAATTAACAATTGGGATGGCGACACATGATGATTATGATGGATTGTATTTTTCCATACAAGCTATTAGAATGTATCACGCTGAAGTATTGAATGATATCGAATTTGTTATTATCGATAATAATCCTGAATCGAAACATGGTAAAGCGATCAGAGATTTGACAAATTGGATCAAAGAACCTTTTCAATATCTCCCATTCACCAAATACAAATCTACCAGTATTAGAAATAAAATATTTGAATTGGCAGATACGCCTTACGTATTATCTATTGATTCGCATGTCCTATTGGAACAAGGATCATTAAAAAAATTGATAGATTTCTATGATAACAGATTGGACGGTGGGAATCTGCTACAAGGACCGATCATATACGACGATGTGAAGAGTTATTCCACTCATTTCGATTTTACATGGAGAGGTCACATGTGGGGGACTTGGCAAACAGATGAAAGAGGATTGGATGAAAATAATGATCCATTTGAAATCCCATCTCAAGGTTTGGGTCTCTTTTCATGTAGAAAAGATTCTTGGCTGGGGTTCAACAAAGAATTTCGAGGATTCGGTGGTGAGGAAGGATACATCCACGAGAAATACAAGAAAAATGGCAGAAAAACATTATGTCTACCATTTTTACGATGGTTACATCGTTTCAACAGACCAAATGGTGTGACCTATCCGAATAATTTCCAAGAAAGATTTCGTAATTATTTGATAGGCTTCCACGAATTAAATCTTCCGACAAAAGAATTGAAAGAACACTTCAAAGACGTTTTATCGGAAGATAAACAAAAGGAAATAGAGGATGATCTTTTGGGATTATCAAATAATTCCTAAATCGTGTTCATATTGAACATCGGAAAGCATCGCATGATATCGCTCATCTATATATTTTTCAATGGCTAGTGGCTTTATCATGTTTATTGGATCGATGCCGAACTCTGTGGCCTTATCATCAATAAATAAATAGGCTTCTACTAAGCATGCCCATCTAGCAAATTCGGTCAATGTCATTTTGACATCTCCTTTTTTAGTTTCTATCTTTATCATCTGTATTTTGTTTAATTAATTTATCAATATTAAGATCTTCCAATGGTTCCGTGAGTAATACGGATTCCAATTTAAGGGTTATTGCGTATTTGTTATTGCAATGGTCACATTCGACGACAAATTCCTCCATGGGTTTGAAAATGCCATCGAACATATTATTGCCACAATTACAAGGGAATTTAACGGATGCTTCATCCAGTAATCCTTCATAATTTTTGATAACATCTTCTTGCTCTGCGATTACACTGTCGGATTCTCCAAGCATATTTTCAAGCACTGTGACACGTTCATCAGTTTGCTTTTTATTTAAAAGACCTTCCAATTCCTCCACACGCTTATCAGTCTTCTTTCTATTTTCAAACCAATAGGCAACTGATGCACACCCCAGACCCGACATTACGAAGGTCTTGGAAAATTGCCTCAGATCATTGGAGACTCCATAAGCAATGGCAATCGATACGACTGCACCCAGTAATGTTTTTTTAATCACTTCTTTTTTCATATTTGTTTCGTTCAATTAAAATTGGATTTATCTTTGAAAAGAATATCCATTTTTTCTAAATTTTCGATAATTTGTTCTTCAGACATTGAAATATTTCTCGCAATATAAATTTTATTGCAAATGTCTTTGAGAATCAACAGTTGTTGTAACGATGGATAACCGTTGATGTGTTTCAATTTTGTTTTTTCAGGGATTTCATACATGCCCTGATTATGGCGTAGTTTTTATTGATTGTCAATGGTGTATTTTGAGAGTGTTTTGTCACCATTTTTCATCAAATACATAATAATTTGCTCCAGATTGCCCTTCAGCTTGATTAGATCACCATTCTTTTGATATTTTTCCATTTTAATAATATTTTCCAGCTTGGATGACGCTTCGAATGCGTTATCAACGATATTTGCCAAATTTTGTGGCAATTCGCCGAATTCAAAAGGAAGAGTATTGGGGGCAAGCGCCAACTTCTCATCTGTTTTATATTTTCTCATCTGCTGTGATGGGTTCAGCGAACTTTCAAAGTCGAAATCGATGGCACCAGATGCGATTGCTGTGGAATAAGGAGAATTAGAAGCTGACATATATAGATTATTTAATCATTTACGCTAAATAATAACATGCGAAACAAATTTCAAGCCAAATTCCTCAAGCTCCTTCAAGAAGCACCTGAACTAAATTTCGATCCTGCCGCCGAAGCAGATGCTGCCGCTGGTCAAATGGATGATGGTATCGAGCTTGATGAATATGGTGTGGATACGGAAGCAGATCCAAGCGTTATGGCTACCATGGATAATGGTGGGGATTCCCAAAATCAACAAATGGTATCCACTGTTAGTGGTTGGAAGCAAAATCTGGAAAAAATTGATACTTATCTTAGAGATAGTGTGTTGTCGTCCATTTCACAAGCACGTAATAATACTATTATCGGAGATTTGGCAAAGGAGTTGGGGGCAATTGAAAGAATTCTTAATAACATTAGTGAATTCAATAACGCCGTTGATATGTCTATCGCTAAGAAACGCGACTAATTGATTATTTGATCAATTTCATCTTCACTGTCGCGGCTAAACCCTTATGGGTGTTTTTCAGGATTAAATCCACTGGATATTCGTCCGTCTCGTATGCCATACACATGGCATTAAGATCTTTGAAGCGTTTTCCATCATATTCGGGCCAGATAAAGACTTTCTCACCCATCTCAATTAGCTTTAGGGTCTTCTCTCTGGCAGTCTTATCGATCCATTGACTATCGAGCAACCAAATTCTTTCGAAGAAATTCAAACTATCCATTTGCTCCTGTTGGATTAGAGTGAACAATTGATCACCCTTGGTGATACCACCTAATCCCAGCCCATTTTTCACGAAACAAGCATCTAATGGCCCCTCAACGATGAATATTTTGTCGAGATCTGAAGATATTCTTTCAATTCCGAATATGCTCTTATCGCCACCATCTTTAGATAGATAACTGGGCGACTCGTCCTCCAAAATTCTACGAGTCTGGTAATAAATAATCTTTCCTGATTCATCTTTGAAGGGTATGACGAGACGATTATCGTGTCTCTTGTCCTTCAAAGAGATGTAAAAGGCATCAGGTCGATTTATAGCAGTATCGAGTCTTCTTCCCTTGATATACGCCAATGCTTTTTGAACAATCTTGGAATCTTTATAGTAATTTATCTGATTTTTATCAAATAAATTGATACTATCTAATGGCAAGGATGACACCACCTTTGATTTTTTAGGTGTCTCCTCCAAGTCCATCACATTTATCATCCCGAAATTACCTTTTTCGATCTCATCGACCATTTGTTGAAACGACAGACCTGATACTTCTTTGATCCATTTATAAGGTTTGGAAGACCATCCGCAATTGTGACAATAAATGATGTCATTTTCCGGGATGTAGAAGCATCTTTTCTTCGATCCCCAGCTTTTACCCTCTCTACAAATCGGGCAACAGCAATTATACGTGTTTCCATGAGTATTATGGCTAACTTTGTAGCCAAATTCATAGAATTTGGATATCACGTAATCACTTGGGATCTCCACCATTCTTTTTTGATTGGTGTTCGTATTCCGCTTGGATAACACTGAAGATATTTTTTGGGAGATTTTCAATATATTCTATGATACCATTCTCCGTTGCAAAGTCAAATTTCTCTTTCGGGACTCTTTGAATCTCCATTAAAGGGGTGGAGAGGAAAATATAATCATCCCCATCTTTTTTAATAAAATTGAAGAATTGCCCGACAAAATCTCCAGCTTGAACAGCATAGAGATCGCCTTTTTTGATTTTTTGTTTTAAAAAATTAAAAATCATCTTGAACATTCATTCTGGTTGCCATGAATTCTCCAAATTTCTGGACGAAAAGGTTCTGCATGGCACTATCCTCCATTTTATTATTGTGGAACGCGACTTCCACAATATTACCATCCAAATCGTAACCAAACAGATTACCGCATGCTAGGAATTCTTGCATTGTGGATTTTAACGCCCCCTTCACCCCGCTTTTACTAACCCTCTTCTCTTTCTTGAGCTTCTGCTTCAAAGATTCTCTGAGGATTTCTAAAACTTTTTCATCCACGAATGTCCCATCGGGGGGTTCTTCTCCCTTATTCATAATATTATTTAGTCTTTCTTATAGACCGAATCATCTTCGACTTGCCCGACACCTTTTTCCAACAAAGATGTAATAATGATTTCCATGCTTCGTGTTTTGAGATTAAAATTTCGGATGAACCGATTTCCACCATCATTAATCTCAAATAATACATCACCGTTAAATTCCTTATTTTGATAACAAGTAATCAAAACAGATGTGTTACTAGGGTCTACCATCACTGTCCATTTACGAGGATCGTGTTGTGCGTATTTGTCGAATAACTTGACAACAATGAAACCGGAATCTCTCAATCTCTTAACAAAATAACCCTGTGTGGTGATATTATTCTTCATTAAAATATTTACCGTTATTTGATTTTTTACAATAGTAATTCTATTATTCAAAAATAGAATCTCGCACTATGTCCACGTATTCGGATTGCTCGCCTATTTTACAGTTGAAACAATAGTCCCAAAGATATTCCTCGTAGCATTTATCAACCAAACCAGCGATATTCTGGTAAATTAAATTTTGTTGTTCTTCGAGAGCTTGGATCTCCGCTCTCGCATCTTCTATTTGTGCTTTAATATGTTCTTCCATAATCAATTTTTTAAAGAACTAAAAATATATTCCATCTCGAATTCACCATTTCTTGTGAGAATACAACCGACGCCCAATTTGGAATTTATCTTGAATACATTGTCAGTCTTTGATACTTTAGACAGCAATTTCAAATTATCAATCTTCAGGATGAATGCATTTAATTCGAAATCGACCTCATCCCCAGTGATGCTCAAAGAATCACTATTTGGAACAGTCTCATCGCCGATTTTCCATACCAAATGATCATTCTCCGTTGAAATGTATAATTTCGTAGTGTTCGTGATCGATGACTTTTGAATAATGTTCGAAAGAAAATCGAAATCCAACTCAAATTCAATATTGTATTCGAAATTACGAATTTTTTCCAATGATAATTTCGGTCTAGTAATAACACCCTCCTCATGGAGGTGATATTTGAATTTGATCTGCTTATCTTTATACTCCAAATGATTACCATTCAATTTCATCTTAATATCTTCAGATGAAATCATATCCAAAGCCTTGGAAAGCTTCTTCAAAGAAGGGAGATTCAAATTCTTTTGTTCGAAATCTCCTTGTAGATAAGCGTGGGCATACATGGAATTGTCTTCACTTGAAGCAATTGCATGTATGCCATCTTCAGTCATCTCCAAAATACATGTATCATGTATTTGGGACAAGCTTAACAACAGGCTCTGAAACGGTTTTTTGTTTAGGCGAATTTGCATATACCTTTTCTAACAAATTATTCTGCTTTGTCAACTTTTGTGAGATCTCCTTCAATAATATCAACATCTCTTCCAATTTGGTGGGTTCCAAATTAAATTCCAATTGACCATCATTTTCTTTTTGTGGTGCTTGTGGTGGAACAATATAGGGAAGCGTGACCACAGGCGGCATAGGAACGGGTGAATGAATCGGTTGATGATATTGTGGAGGCGGTGCTTGCTGTGCTTGCTGTCGCTGTGCCTGCACATAATTATTCAAACCTTGCTTTAAGGTATGCGTTGATGTGACAAGTGTTGATGGTCTCTCAACCATCATTTGATCGATTTGATTAGATTGGCCAATCAAATATGCCATTGCTTCAATTTCTTCGGGAATGTTACTCATATTTTTAAAAGGGAAACCCTCCCCACCGATTGATGGGGAGGGTTGGTTAGGTTAGTCGTCCAATCCAGCGAGAAGATCGTCGATTTCGGTATCTTCATCTTCAACCACTGGCTTCTTAGCGTTCGGTTTAGCCTTCGGCTTGTCGTGGACAAACGGGATTTCATCGTCTTCATCCTCGACCACTTCCTTTTTGGCTTGCTTCAGAGGCTTGCGCTCTTCCTTTTCTTCGCCAACAAAGAAATGCTCATTGAGAACGTCCTGCAATTCATCATAAGTCTTGACTGCATAAACAGCTTCCAGATCGTGAATAGTTTCACAAATTGTATCAACCTCTTCCTCTTCCAGAACAACCTTAGACTTGGTTGTAATGAATGATGATTCGAATGTGGTGAATTCACCCTTCTTCTCAGCGACAATCTTGAAATCATGTCCCTTAGTCGGATCGAAGATGTCCCAACCAAGTTCATCGCAGCGTTCACCTTCAGTGGCATCGTCGATAATCTTCTTGAGTTGTGGACCCATACGAAGAATCTTCACTGTGCCATTATTTTCAGGTTTAGCCGGATCGTTGATCACGTAGACATTAACTAACCATTGTTCTTTTTGTGTAATTTCGGCCTTATATTCCTTGTTCTCAGCCTTTGGATTGGCTTCCTTCCAGCCTTTCCAAAGCTTCCAACGAAGTTCAGCGATGGGGTCACGATCACCAAAGGTTTGCAACCCGAGGAAACTCATGTAAGAGCCAGAAGCCTTACTGTTCCAACCATGAACCCAATGATGGAAGAGCGACTTTTCAGGGTTCTCCACATTAGGAATCAAACGAAGAGTGTAGGTATTTCCTGCTGGAAAGCTCATGATATTTGAGAATTGTCCACCAGATGATTCACTGCTCTTGTTTAAAGCTGCCTTGATCGAATCGAACATTGCAGCACCGAATTTACTTTTTGTTGTTTTACTCATATTGTTTTAGTTATTTTAGTTGTTTTTTTAGTTTGTCAATTGCTTGTTTTGATAATTCCTTCATCTTTTTACTCAGATAGAATTTGTTTTTCGTTTTTTGAAACGTAATCCAAAAGTCTGAGAAAATAAAATCCAGAATTCGATTCTCCACCTCTATTTTCGAAACACCTAAAGCATGCAGAGCATACATATTGATATGATGATTCTTCAAATGATCGATTATATTCGGTAAAGAGTCACTAATATATAGTGGATATGTTTCCAAAGTCAATGCCTTTTCTTTGCAGAAATTTTTAATAAATTTCAGACTATCGACCAATCGTTTGAGAGAATCTTCCGAATCAGGATCATCCATCTCAATTTTTTTCATGTATTGAGAGTATGCCTTTTTTGCTTTGGAAGTCAAGTAAAATTCCAGATCGAAATAATCATCGTCCTCAAAAATTACATAAGGTGCAGAGAAAAAATCGTCTGTTTTGATTGAGGGATAGCTCAAGAACATCTTCTCCAACTTTTGGAGATACATCACCTTGTTTTCTTCCAAATTCGAAAAATCTTTCCTGATTTTAAACGGCTTGTCCCGCATCTTACGCGAAATAGCTAAATGATCATTGTATATTTTTTGTTGGAATTTGGAAATCATCGTATTTGATTATTACACGGGTTCATATTTTGTCAAGTTTCGATTAAATATATATGTGCTGGATAATTATAATTTAGAAATGTTAGTCGAGAACGTGGTTTCTGGTGAATCAGAAGCCAACAAAAAAATTGCGAATTTTTTCGTGGATTTGGTGCTCAAATTGGAAAAGGGTGACCCGGAAGCAAAAAGACTTATCAATTTGCCTCCAGATGAACTCAAGGCGATGATTTCTCAGCAGGAAGCACCCATTCAAGAAGCATTTTTTGGAGGGAATTCCAAAGATCCTGTGATGACAGCATATGAGAATTTAATAAAATCCATAAACAAACACATATGGGAATTGGAACAAGACCTAAAGGTCGCTAAGGTTGAGGATACCTCCACGTATGCAGGACTTTTGAAAAATTTACAAAATATTGAACCGAGCATACAAGCAGAAGGAGGTTTTTTCCAAAAGATTGGTCATAAAATTGGAAGGGGAGTCGGATTCGCATCTAAAAGAATCGGGTTAATAGGCGGAATGGGCGCATTGTTATCATCGATTGGCTTACCAGCATATGCTGTCGGTGGAATCATAGGTGGGGGGTTGAACTTTCTGAAAAATTCGCAAAATGCGAACATGGACACCAAGACAAAATTGAAAAAAGCTCTAGTTGCTGCCGGACTTGGTGCTTTGACTGGATATGCTATCTCCCATTTAGACCAAATAACAGGACACACCACTACAAGTGTGGATAATTCTATTCAAGGTGATACAGATATTCATCTTTTTAGAAATCAAGAAAAATTACCATCTCTCGTCGATCAATGGTTGACAAGTAAAAATATTCCACACGGTGATGTTACTATTGATGGCACATGGATAAAATATGAAACACCAGATGGAACTTCGTATATTGATATGTGGCAATTGAAACCGAAAGTGTCGGATCTTCAAGATGGATTGGAAACAGCAAATCCAAAAACATTAGCAGGATTTATTCACCAAAATTTATAAAAAATAATCAATAACATATGAAACCAGACAATCAAGAATTAGGCGATATATACGAAGAAGGAATATTCGATAGGTTAAAAGCTGGTGTTTCCGGTATATCTGGAGGTGTTAAAGGTTTTTTCGGAGGAAAGGGATACACTAAAAGTGCTCAACAAGCAAAGCATTCCAGTTTGATGCGATCCTTTTTAACAAAAATCAGTAGAGATATATCTAACTTCGAAAGTAAGATTTATTCTAAAAAATCACAATCTTACCAAGATGTTTCAGCGAAACTCCAAGAAATGAAAAATATAATTAAAAATTATTCGCAATTTTCGTAGAATTGAAAATGTAATATACTGTTTCTTTCAATTCTTCATTTTCGAAAACATTTCCAATTACTTCAGATTGGAATATACCACTCAATACAGCATTGGGACGCCACCATCCCATAGATGATGAGAAAGTGACATCATCATAATAATATTCAATATCGACATCAACGGTTTTAACCGGGTAATAGATTTTAATGATATCGCCTTCGTAAATATCTTTACCATTCTTATCTTTGAACCCGGTGTATCTTTGGGGGACGATGCAAGTCTTTGAAAGATCGACAGGTTGATCATACGCACCCATTTCATAATCGTAAGAAATCAATTTACCATCACCATCTATAGCATATTTCGATGGTGGTTGAAATCTACGAGCAATTTTATTCCAAAATCTAAATTTAATTTCCGACATTTTTAGTTTTCTTATTTTTTTGTTTATCTATATTATTATATTTCCCGCTTCTAGTCCATTTCGTCACGTATTTAGACTTTGCGATGCTTGGATCATATTCTAAAAATACTTTAACAAGTTCTTGATCAGAATCAAGTGATAAAATTGTTTTAAAGATCGTTCGCAATTTCTCTTCTTGGAGAGTGGTCACGAAGACATTTTGAATGGACAATTTCTTCCCCTTGAGGTGATTTACGAATGAACAATAACAGAGAAAAAGATGATTGATTTCTTCTTCGACAATTTCAGATGATGGATCGAATGACATAATTAAAAAAATATTGATTGGATATATTTCACAATTCTACGAGTAATTCACTAAATTCCAAAAATTCCTTAGTGATTTTACCCCCCGCTGCCCACTCGCCGCCGCCACCTTCGCAGAGATCAGTGGCCATTTTAGCGATATCGACTTCCGATCCCTTGTATTTTCTAAAAGAAACAAATTTAGTATCAGGATTCATCACGATTACAACGTCTCCTTTGTAATTTTCCATGATGGAATGTGATAATTCATTCACTGAGAACTTGGAAATCGTGGAAAATACCTTAAATACGCCCCATTCTCCTGTGTATAGGACAATTTCTTCCAATTCTTTCTCCAATTCGTTGAAAAATCCTTCTGCAAGCTTAACTTCAGTGGTAGTGAACCCATCAAAACCATTCCAGAAGCGATTTACGAAATTAATGAACCGATTTCCCCCTGATTTACGGTAAAGAGCATTCAAATATTTGGTTTCTTCATGTTTTAAGTCGTAAGAATTGTAATCATCGACATAAAGGAAGAATTTTTTCAAATTCTTAGTGAATTCTACCTTTTCTTTGAATTTTTTGTATAAAAGTTTGGTCGTGGAGGTGCATTCCTCTTGGATCATAGTGGAATCCCACACTTTAAAGTCTTCGGGACGGTCAGAAACGAATACAACACGATGATCATCGATCTTTTTGATGAGATTTTGATCAAGAACCATACCAACTATGAAGATTTTTTCATAGTCCTCTGCGTTTTCCTTAGCCCAAAGTAGATATTGCTCCTCAAATTTACCGAAAAAGCAGTGTCTATACTCGAAATTCTTAAATAAATTGCCCAAGAGGATGGTAGAACCTATACCATCCAAATCAGAATTGACCCAAGCGAACACTTTTGACATATCATATCTACAATTATCGAAAGATTTGTCAAGATTTGAATCCATATAGATTTTAGTGTGAGTTATTCGGATAACTTCTCAAGGAGGCTGAGTTCATCATCATTCATCAATTCCTCCTCATCATCTTCCGATTGATAGACAGTAAGAGTTGGATAATCGATTCTCATAGTCTGCACCATACCTCTCATCCCGAAACGATTCTTCATCATTCCAAGGCGGATCACACCCAACTCCCTATCTTCTTCATTCTGGAAGATAGATGTGATCACATCAGCGGTCATCGCAATGGCCAAAGACTCTGCGATACCTGACATATCGGGATTACTCTCATTTACCGATGAACGATTCAACTGGCATGCACTAATTATGGGACACTTATACACATAAGACAATGCTCGGATCTGTTCGCAGATATTTTTACCTTTCTCGTAGCTATTGCTACCAGCAGCAGTGAGCAAAGTGAGGTAATCGACAACTACAGCATCGATTTTGATACCAGAGTCCTTCATCTTTTTGATGAATGCTCCTAATTGCTTAGGTGTAATCGTAGATGGGGGGAATTCTTTGATATAAATCCTACCATCAGTGTTCTTGTGTTCCTCTTCCAGAGCATGTCGAAGCGTGGGAACACAATTTCGGAACTCCTTCATGGGGATCTTCGTCACATTGGATGCGATTCTCTTGGCATAAAGGGTCTCAGACATCTCCAGAGTGACTACGAGCACATTCTTACCCTGTGAGGCTATGTTTGCGGCCACATTACCGAGGAAAATACTCTTACCAATGTTGGATTGCCCTGCAAAGACATACAATGACTTACCAGCTTCTTGAAATCCGCCACCAAGTGCCTCATCTAACCATGGCCACTTGGACGAAATCATCGTTTCATCACTCAGAATATCGTCGATGACCTTCTCAACATCTCCATAAAGCTCAATTCCTTTATCAAGGTTCAGGTTGATACCTGCAATTTTCTCAAATTTCTCTACAATCTTCGCTGTATCAGCTTCTCCCTCCGAAATTTCTTCCGCAGACTCCAAAATGGAGTGATACATCCCTCTTTCCTTGAGGAATCTTTCAGTATTTTCATACAATTCATCCTCATTGTGGTTGGAATCGATCTCTTTGAATGACTCGATCAACTTCTTGAAGTTGGATTTGAGTTCATCTGTCGTGAGATATGTCTTTACTTCCGTGAATGTCGGGAGAGCTTGTCGTTTCTCATAGAAATCCGCGACAATTTCAAAATATTTCGCAATATTTTTGTCTGTGAAATACTTGGGTTGAGTGTAATCAGCGATGGATGCTAGGTAAGCACCATTCGTGATCGCATTCTTCACAAGAACCTTTTCAAAATAATCAAAATCTATTTCCGACATTAATTTCCGTATACCTCCAAGTAATATTTGTCACCCACTTTCCATTCTTCGTTGAATTCACGCAATCCGGGTGACTCGTGAGTAATCATAATATCACCCACGCCGATTTTCAAGCCTTTTTCCAAAGCTCTTGCACAAAGATTCAGATCGTAGAAGTGAAATTTTGATGGGCAATCCTCGTCAAATCTCACAGTCTCAATCGCTTTTCGATTGAATGCCATGAAAACACCATCGATCATCACTACTCTCTTTGGATACGGACCAAAGCTTGTCATATATTTATTATCGCCATGCTTATGTGCCACTGCGCCGTGCAAATTTCCTTGTCCCATCAGATGCCAGAGTGCGGGGGATTTTATTTCCGCTTTGGAACACCCTGCGACACCGACAATATCAAATTCTTGAAATAATTTCTCAAGCTTCGGGCGAGGATCGTGTTCCAGATGAACATCATCATGGACAAATATGATGTAATCAAATTTTTCTCTGATGGCAGTATCAAGGAATTCATTGTAAACCTTTGCAAGTGCTCTGGTATTATTCAGCTTGGTGTAGCTAAATTCATCTAATCCTAATTCAATTAATGAATCTGCTAATGGAAATTTCCAATCACATTTTTTACTAACTGAAAAAATGCAAATATTTGATGAGACGTTCGAATTCGACATATTAATACCTTAACATGGTTCAAAAGGAAGTCAAATTTTTAAGCATTGGCCCATATTTATTAAATACCTATATGATAGAAGATTTACAATCAATATACGATGAAATTTTGGAAGAAGGACGGACATCTAAACACCAATTTTCAGACATGTCTTTAAAAGAAGCACACGAACAATGTCGAAATATTTTCAAAAATTTAGGATTCACCACTGCGGCCACATTCGCAATTCCAGATTTCATCTATCGTCTTTTACCATCTGCTATCAAAACACCTGAAATTAAAGCAATTAAAGGAAAAAGCTCAGGTGCTTACCTGAGACCCTTTGTCGTCAACTTAATCAATCAAAATATCGATAAAATAGATTTAGACGACTTGAAAGAAAAAATGACAGATCCCGAATTGGTTAAACAATATCTCAATAGAGAAGATTATGGTAATCGTAGACAAGGCAAACTCGCGAAATTATCCAGCGAAGAAGGAAGAGAAATTAGGAGAGATTACTAAATAATATTATGAGAAAATACGGATTTGAATATTTAGTAGAGAAGGTTCAGGTGTTGAACGAGATGGCGAAAGGTAGGGTATATCCACCGATGTCGCAAGATGCAACTACTGATGACGTTAAAAAAGCTTTGATGGAATTTGATAACATTTATGGCAAGGTTCATGAAATAATGAAACACGAAGGGGGGAACACTGCAAGAATAATTTTTGATTATTTAATCACAACGTATTATGCATATGCTAAAAAACAACCAACTCCTAGCGGTGCTGTGTGGGCACGATCCAAAAATTTCGTAAAACAGAATACTGAAGATTATTTGGAATGGGTGGCAACATATAAAACCAAATCTAAAGGTGGTTCTAAAAAAGAGACAAGCACAAATCCTCTTAGCATAGGAAATTATATCAAAGATTACTATCTAACCCATTTAATCAAACAATATCCGAATGTTGTATTTTCAGATTCTTTTAGAAAAAAAATATTAGACCCTTCTAATATTAAACAATTTGTCAATAATCCCGGTGGTTATGATGCTTCGGGGCAATCAATAATTGCTGATATTGCAAAAAATCGAAAAGAACAATTATACGGTAGAGATTTGGGAGATATATTCCAAATCGAAGCTCAAGCTCGCCCACTATTAGTTCAAATAAACCGTTTGATGCGGAAAAAACGTAAAGAAAATTGGAATATTGAAGACGAAAAAGCGACACCAGAAGTTCATCTATCTAAGGAATTAGCAGAAGAACTGTCATACATTGTACCATTCACTGATAAAGGATTTCAAAACTCATCAAGTGATACAGAAAATAAAGGAGGTTCACTTTTCGCTAAACGGGAAATGGATGATGAAAAAACTTCAAATCCTAGAAAATATTTTGGTGAGAAATTTACGGAAAAAGAAATATTACAATTGATTGGGTTTCTTGAAAGTAGGGAAGAAAGCGGACTCGGTATTACTGAAGCTCAATGGTTAAATCTGATAAGTAAAATGAAAACGTCCAACCCCCTTATTTCTGAGTTGGGAGAATATCTGTTGAGTGTCGCGAAACGAGAAAAAAAACAAAACATCGATGAAAGTGGAGAGTTTGAGGGATATGATAAGGAAGCTCTAGCGCAAGTTTTAAACACTCCAGAAAAAGAAGACATCTTTCGGTCATTTTACGAGTTGAGACAAGCGGAAGCTGATAAACAATCAGAAATTGAAGAAAAGAGATTTATTGCTGCTGCAAGAAAATACGAAAAGGCTCAACAATCCTCTCTAGGAATGGGAATTGAGGGACAAATCGAAAAATTGATGCTTAAAGCAGAAGAATCCGATAATCCATCTGAAATTAAATCAATAAAGAGAAAAATTGAAGCTCTTCAAAGAAAAAGAGAACAACCAGAAGATGAGGAAGGTGTGATGGGATATTTTTCAGAACAAATCTTAAAGGATAGACACACCAATGTTATTGGAGAGTTTAAAGAACGTGGTTATAAAAAATTCAAAAATTACAACCACTGGTTATCGACAAACCAAGAAATCTAATGAACCTCTGGGGTATTCTTCAATTGGGATGTGAATAATATTATTTTCTAAAATCTGTGATATTTTTGAATCTTTCACGGGACAAATATTCAAAAGTCTGGATTTACAATTTTGAATATTGTCAATCATAATATCACATCCATAGATGGTTTCCAAAGAATTGATTGGGTCTTGCCCATTCATCAAACGTCTTCTATATAATGCTGCTAACAACGATCCATCACCACAAGCTGGGTCTAAGTAGGTATATTCAGAATTCAGAACGTCTCCACATTTCAATAGCTCATCTAATAGATGATTCGCCAACCATTCAGGCGTGAACTCTTCGGCGGTTATCTTTTTGCGTTTATTCATTTTGAAAATGTTTCCAAAAATCTTTTTTGAAAAGTTTAATTACATCTTTATCTAATTCTTCCAAAGAAATAATAAAATTTTTATAAAATTCTAAAAATTTCGGAGTTTTGATCGCCTTTGCAATTTCCTCAAGTTTATCCACATCATCCACTATCGCCTTGGCGAATTGAGTAAGTCCATATTCACCCTTCATATCCACCAAAATTCCCACACTTTGATACGCGCCTGAAGGTATGATAATTTTCGGAATCCCGAAGTGATGGTTCTTAACAGAAGAATAAAAAAATTTCACATTATTTTTGGAATCTATGGAATAAACACATGGGTATATATGTTTATTTGTGGGCGTTCTGCTCAATTTTCCGCTCTTCACAGCACTTTGGGTGTGATACGATGAACTATCGTACATCAAATTTACGGAATTTTCATCAGATTTAGCTAACATATCAAATACCTCATTTATATTTGAATTAGGTATCATAACCATATTCAAATCAATATCAGAACAATATCCTCGTTCATCCACAAATTTTGTGGTAGTATAACGTTCCACATTTTGAGCAATATATAAATCATATCTCGTCTGACAACGGAAATCTCGCATCCCATCTTCAATACTGTGAAGTTCTAAATAATGAAGTTGGAATGTCTTTAACCATTTTCCAAACTTATTATTAGGTTTCCTCCATCTGGAGGGATGGATGTGGCAACAGTATCCCCCTTTTTTCAGCAACCCGAAAGACATTTTGACGAAATCTTCCCATATTGATTTTCCAAACTTTCCTTTACTATCAAGCGTTTTTGGTGCTTGATATGGGGGGTTCATCAATATTACATCAAATTTATCAGGCCAATTTTGGAAGATGGTGATCATTCGTCAGAATTATCACCATCTTCTTCCAATTCGATGAGATTATCGTCTTCAGGGGAAGAACCATAAGCCCAATGTTCCTTGATTCTCTTTTCAAGTTCAGGAAGCAATTTATTCTCCCAAAGATCAATGTCCTTACTATTTTTTTCTTTTATAAACAACATAAATATTGGCTATTATATTAAATACTATTATGGATAATTGTTATTACATCTATATTTACAAAGACCCGGAAACAAATCAACCATTTTATGTTGGGAAAGGTAAAAATAAAAGAGCTTATGAAAATTATGAATCATCGAGGAATATGTGGGTATATAACAAAATTAATAAAATTATTGAAAAAGGATCAACAATGGATGATATAATTTTGATTGTGGAAAATAATTTATCAGAAAAAGATGCTTACGATAAAGAAATATTTTATATAAAAAAATACGGAAAAATTAAAGATAAAGATGGGATATTATTCAATATGACTGACGGTGGCGACTCACCTCCAAATAGAAAAGGTTGTAAATATAAGATGAAAGATGAACATAAAAAGAGTATCATTAAATCTTGGACAGATGAAAGAAAAAGAAAAATGTCTGATAGATTAAAAGGTAAAACAAGAAATGAAAAATGGGGTGAGAATATTTCATTTGGTAAAAGAAATAAGATAAAATTTGATAAAGATATATTTGAAAAACATGTGAGAGACGGATTGAAATTAAAAGATATATGGGTAAAAATGAATATCTCGTATGATATCATACGAGATAGAATGTTCATTCATTATGATACAACAGATTTTAACATCATCAGAAAAATTCTAAATGTTTCTGATGATGTTAAAATGAGGCAACATCAAATTGATTTTAATTTATTGAAATCATTGACTTTAGAAGGAATGCGTGCCAAAGATATAATAAAAATATTCAATATAAAATGCATTAAAACTTTATCAAGATTTATATCTTATAAATATAATATCAACTCTTTTAGTAAATATAAAAAATTAATTTTAGCAGAACTTGATCAATCTTCAAGCACTTCGAATTCTTCAAGTTCTGCTAAATTATCTTCTTCTGGTGTGGAGCCATATGCCCAATGAATTTTTATTCTTTTTTCTAATTCTGGGAGTAATTTTTCCTCCCATAAATTTATATCTTTCGACCATTTGGAATAGTATCCCAGCTTGTTATTTTCCCAATCAGTGTAGGAAGAACCCGAATTATCGACAACTCCCATACCCTTCATAATATCAAGCAGACCGTAATACTTATCGAGTCCCTTACTGAAGGACAAGTAGAATTCGCCTTCCAGATATTGCTTGATGAAGCGATTCTTGACAGTCAAGGCACGGATCACGACACCCGAATAATTCTTCTGGGAAGCTGCCAATTTGTCACTGACTTGCTTGTTGTCAGCATCCTTCACAAGCTTTCTGGCAAGCTGAACAGTCACTGAAGGGAGATACACCGCAGCTTTACCACCCGGCATATTCTTCTCCAAAGATGGATACATCGCGCTAGGATCATCATACACATGGTTGGTGATGATGATAGGAGTCTTAGTGAGAGTTGACATGTTTGTGCATGTCTTCAAAAGACTCTTGACAGACTTCGCGAATGTTCCCATGTCAGCAGACATGGAATCTTTATCCATTCTAGTCAATTCCATTTCCGAATTTAAATTCGCAAGGGAATCGATTGCGATGATGAACTTGCCATATTGCTTCTTCTCACGAACATTTTTCAAGAATTTGTAAATTGCATTTCTTGTTTGCTCGACAGATTCACATCCGACATATTTGACCTTGGTAATATCCAAACCAAATTTGGCAGCAGACTCAGGATCGATTGCACCTTCCGTGTCAAAAATGACAGGGATCATGCCCTTCTTCTGAGCATTTGCCAGAATTTGCATGACTAGACCACTCTTGAAGCTCTGTGATGGTCCTGCTAATTGCGTGATACGTCCCTTGGGGACGCCACCATACAATGACCCAGAGATCAAAGCATTGAGAACCATGCTTCCAGTATCAATCCAGTCATTCACACTGGAAAGAGTGGAATCGCTCAAATATGCCGAATACGGCACAACATCATCCAAAGCGTTCAAAGACGCTAAAATATCTTTATCTAATTTATCACTCATAATTTTTTAACAAAATAGTTCAGAACTTAAACCAGTGAACTTTGCGTCCAAAGGTATAAATCCATGTCCGTCATATTTTCTTTCAGGTGTTACCTTGGTAAACACCAAGTCCAGATGATCGCGGATAATTTGGACTTGTGTTTGACTCAGATTATTACTATCTGAGATCTCGAAATAACCTTTGAGCCAATAGGTGAATTGTTCTGGTGACATATTAAATATCGTCAATCGAAATAACTTTCGGCGAAGATGTCGGAGTAGACTGTGGTTCAATAGGAGGAGTATTGATCTTCTCATATTGGAACAAAATTCTATCATCCAAGATGACATCGCTCAACACAATGACGTTCTTATTAAACGTCCAATTATTCTGTCCACGAAATTCCTTGTTGATGAATTCAAAAAAGAAGATGGGGAAACTTTGGACTTGAATCTGACCAGATTGTTCAGGCTGTGCGAACAAAATAACCGGATTATTAAGTGTGATGGTGGTATCGGTTTCAGCGGTAACTTTACCGATGATGTTTCGTCCGATTTGATCAATGATTACTACGTGTTTTGCTTTCATACTGTTTTACTTTAATACGTTACTTGGCTTTTTCAAGCTCTAATTTGTTGTTTTGGATTTTTTTCTGGAATCCCAATGCCACGCCGTGTTTTCCTTCCGACATTTTGAAGAAATAATCAGATCGCTCTTTAATTACTTTACGGACAATCTCCAATCTCGGATTTGGAAAAGGTGTGTCATATTCCTTGTCATTCAATAGATTGATGAAATTATCGATAATTCGATTCTCCGCATCATCTAAACCTTTGTTATATGCCGTTTGCAAGTCCATATTATGGAATTATTTACAGCATTTCAAGGAAATGCAATGTTATTTCGAATAATCTTTTGGATTCTTCGCTTGAATATAAACTTCCCCATATGCTTCAAGAGTTCCCGTGATCATTTGAAAATCTTTCTGTGAAAGAGAATCCAAATCTTTGAGTTTCGCATAGGCTTCTTTATATTTTTCTTTGAAGTGGGATTCTTTATCCTCCTTCTTGGCCTTTCTCAAAGCATCAGCATATGGTTTCACCTTACCAGCAAAATGGTAAGCGGTTAAGATAGCGAAGGAACCTTTTTTTCTAGCCGATTCTTCTATTTTCTTCGCTCCCGCTGCTCTTTTAGTGACAAAGATAGGGAAGAGAGTATCCGTAAGCTGATTTATAAGTTTTTCGAATAAAGCTGTAAATTGCATATTATTACTTAATAAATCTTACTCTCCGAATAAGTCGGTCAATTCTACTGTAAGATTCTCCGATGGTTTTCTCAATTTCCAACCAACTGCTTCGTAGAATCTCTCGATTGCAGCATAGAATACTTTACCGAACATCTTCTCGTAGTCAACGGTGAAAATATCATCGAAATCTTTTGTCCATTCTCCTTTGAATCCGATCATCTCCAGATTGTATTTGTTGGGTTTCTTGACATAGACCATACGAACTTTATCGCCAGTCTTGAATTTATCATATTTGGAAGACCAACCATTTTGATCAACGATCAAATCATGAAAATATGCAGCTTTCAAATGACTCGGCATCCCCTTCACAGTATTCATACCATTACATCTCGACGAATATTGATCATAATTGTTCATACCAGAGATTTTTGCAATATCTGTAATGGGTAATTTTTTGAATTCTTCATATGCTTCATTGAACAGATCGTTCGTCTCTTTAAAGGATTGAGTCATGATCATATGTTCGATGACTTTTTTCACATAGGGTTTCACCTTTTTAGGCATCGTTGTCTTTACGACATCAACGCCAATGTATTTGAATTTATCCATGACGACTCCTTCTTCGTCCAATTTATGGAGAGCATAGTATTTTTTACCAATAAAAATACCTTTATCACAAATACTTTCTCTCTTGAAGACGAATCGTGGATCGACACTTTTCAAGTTCTTTTTGGCCCATTCGGTGATTCCGTTATTTACAAAATCTTCAATATCTTGACACAAACTATAGAATTTTTCAGAAACTTTATCACCATCTTTCAAGTGATATCCGATCTTTTCGAATATCTTCAAAGAAGTATAGAAGCTATCAGTATCATTATAGATCAAAGATTTTTCGATTTCTTCTTTGTTGTCGAAATACTGTAATAAGTAATCCGTGAACAATTCGTTACTCTTTTTGATGACTGATTGTCCTGTCAGGGTAACCGATGTTCCGATGTCCTCATCGCCAAGAGGAGCATATTTATTAAGCATGTATCCATAAAGAGAATTAAGGTGAATTTTGTAAGCATACTGGATGCTATCGAATTTCTGTTCTCCTTCCTTCTCACCTTTCTTACGAGCTTCCAACATCTTATTCTTCATTTCCTTTCTCTTGGAATACAAATTATCCAAGAACTCGGGAACGAGTCCGCGCTTCTTTTGAGAGAATAGGAATCCTGCTTTGGTTAAAGCTGCCTTTTCTTCATCCATGAACTTCTTGAAGTTCTCTTTGGTCATCTCAAAAATTCTTCCTGATACATGATGGATCTTGATTTTATCTCCATCCTTCTCAACTCTTCCGATTTTCGTCTCAGGGGAAAGATTCAGAGAAATCATCACTGATGGATACAGAGAGTTGGCATCAAATGATACGATATTCTCAGCGAATCCTACTCTTGGTTCGGCGACATAACCACCGGGTGCCCTGTAGTCTGTCACGGGGCGAATGAATGTGGGGATATACTCCCCGCGCATGCGGGCGCGAATAGCGATGGCTCCGTTCATAGGCGGAACTGTTTTGATCGCACTTTCCAAGTCACACAATCCTGTGTAAGCGAGGAAGCGGAGGAGATTGATATAACCTTTCTTCTCATCCAATTTGACGCAAATTTCCACATCTCGGATGTTGTAATCGGTGTATGTATACCAATCATTTCTAGCCAATTCCCAAAGGTTACCTTCGTGTTGGATTTTATTGATACCCAATTCAACTTCACCGATATTATCCAACTTATAGGACTCTTGTTTCTCCAAGCTGAATTTCATATACATCACATAATAATCCAGAATGGAAATACCTTCGATCACATACTCCTTGGTGGGCATACCAAATTTACCATTTGGATTCGTCTTCTCGTAAATCCTTTCAATCGGCGACAATTTCTTGGCCCATTCTTCCCCCAATTCGAATGTGATTCGATTGACGAGATACGGGATATCGAATCCTGCTATGTTCCAACCACTGATCACATCAAATTCCTCTTTCCTGAAATATTTGATGAATGATTTGAGCAAATCCTCCTCCGATTTACACCAATAATATTTGACATCATCCCTCGTTGCGTGGTAATTCTTCAAACCAAAGACATGATACATTCTGGAGAATGAGTCGAATACAGTGATCAAATTTATCACAGCTTCTGCTGTTTCTGGTTCGGGGAAACCATCACTCTTCGGACATTCGATGTCGAGATAAGCCACCTTCAAAGGATATTGAGAGAAGTTATCGTCCTCGCAAATTGACCAGTAATTATCGATCAGGAATTGTTGATAGGCAGGAAGATTTTCGTAAATGCGTTTGATATTACTATCCTTGACGAAATTATTTCTATCATAGGAAGACGCAAATTCGCGCTTCTTCAAAGAAGTTCCATAAATGGATTTCTCTTTACCAGTCTTTTCCTCTAAGAGAATGTAAGGTTTGAAGTCGTGCTCCTCCTTGACACGTTCTCCGTTCTCGTTCCATGTCCAGAGAAAAATTTTTCGATCCTTGTTTGAATATATCGCATTTCTATACATGAAACATTCATACCACGACTGACAATTTTGTCAAATCATTCGTTCCAGTATTTCATGAATCTACGAGACGGGTCACCGAATGGAGTGTTGATGGATTCGAGGAAGGCTCCGATATTCTCAGGTCTTTCTAGGAATCTACTTTCTCCGATTTTTCTCAATTTTTTGGATAAATTGTGATACTTGTCACGATTTTTATAGTTCAAAATGTATTCGACTTTGTATGCCAAATCTTCAGAATTATTAAATTTCATGAAATCGGGGACATCTTCATAAGTCACCAAATCTTGACACATGCATGGGATGCCCAATACTGCGCCTTCGATATATTTGATATCCGATTTAGATTTGTTGAAATTGTTTTCCATCAAAGGTGCAAGCGTAAGCTGGACATTCAATTCGGAGATGAATTTCGGATAATTCGTTAATGTCTGCCAAGGGTGGAATTCGATTTCTCTATTTTGAATGTATGGATGCAATTGAGGAGGGTATGCACCAATGAAGATAAATTGATACTTGTATCTATTATCAATAATAAATTTCAAAACATGGGAGAAATCATCTTGTTGGCCATTTCGAACATCGAAATGCGCTCCCGACCCGGAATACAAAATTCTAGGTCTCTTACGATTTTTATCATAATTTTTATTGATTTGGAAAGCATCGTAGTAATGACCGATCCACCATTCGGGCGGGAAATTTGGCACCACTGAAACATTTTGTTTGCCAATCTTTTCGACAAACAAATCACGCATAAATTTGCATGTTACAGTCACTTCATCAGCCATTCGCATCATGTCCACACAATTTTGACGAATTTCGTCACTATTGAATGCGGGCTTGCCGCTATTATAATCGGGGATTTCCTCGTGAAATACCACATCATCAACTTCATAGATGATTTTAAATCCCATTTCAGATTGAATACTCTTTAGGAATTCGAAGTATTGTTTCTGTGCGGTCGATGCTTGTCGTTGTAATTTAACAGTCTTAACATCGGAAAACCAATTCTTGTCGAATATCATCTTAGTCATCGATGTCGATTCCCCAAGATTATTCATATTGATATGAAATTCGGGCCAGCCAATACGCCATTGACCGCATCCTTGACGATCAGCCACGAAATTTAAATAAACGTTACCTTTTTGAGCTTCTTGTTTTGGCTTATTTTGAAGCTGAAAAGGATTTGTAGGAAAAGGAGAGGCGAATGGCCGATTACTATACATAATACAGTAATTAGCCATTCGCTATTATTTGTCAATTGGATATTCTTCTGGTAACACCCATTTCTTTTTCAAGAAACACGATCTCACCCGTAACATGCTTTTCCATTTCTTTTCGATGGGAGATAGCATAAACAGATAAAGCATTTTTATCAATTCTCTGTTTCATAAGTTCGACCAAAAGATCGAAACCACGCTCATCGAATGCTGAATCGAACACCTCATCTATCCATTCAACATTCGACGAGATACCTGAAATCTTTCTTTTCAAGTCCTTGAACGCCCATGAACAGGCTAGATCGACAGTTCTGCGCTCTCCACCGCTCAAGTTCCAATAAGAAATCTCCTTGCCCTTATCATTTGATAATTGTTCGTCGAAATATTCATCAAATTTACAACGAATGGTCATGCCAAGATCGTTGATGTATTGCTGAATACTGGCGTTCATCATCGAAAGAAGTCTCTTCACAACGAAGCTACGGACACCTTCTTCCCCAAGAACAAATTTACAGATTTCATAATCGTCTGATTTCTGTTTGATCAATTCGAAATTTTCTGATTCCTTATTCTTACGTTCTTGAGTCTTGGAGATATTCTCTTCAAATGCTGGTTTGGGTAATTCCTCCAATTTTAAATTGTCCAAAGAATCCTTGTATTGTCTGAGACTGTTCTCCAAACCTTCCAATTTCTGTTTAGTAACTTTGGCTTCGTTGATTTGATCCTGAAATTCAGACACCTTAGCTTGGACTTTGCTCTTCTTTTTCAGAAGGTCTAATTTCTCTGCTGTCAATTTTTCAAAATCTTCGAGAATATCAACTAATTCAGATTGATATTCTTCCTTAATCTTTTCGAGATGTTCCACATGAGTATGAGGAATTTCTTGAAGGCATTTATCACATTTGATCATAGTATTAAATTATCACAGCCATCGCAGATGTCAAATATTGAATCATATTGCTTTGTTGATCTGATCAATTTCCTTCGCTTTCAATTTTCGAAGAGTTTCCTTCGATGAAAGTTGACTACTAATATGCCCGATTCTCCCATCCAGCTTGTTCCAAGCTTCTTCCCACTTCTCTCTCTCCTTTTGGATTGAAGAAACATCCGTTATAGATATATCAGCAATCTTTTCTTCCGTTTCATCGATTCTCGCTTGGATTTCCTTGCGCTTCTGTTCAAGCATTGCTTCTCTCTCTTGAACTTTCTTTAAATAATCCTCTTGCTGGCGATTCAAAGTCTCCAAAGTATTATTAATTTCTTCCAATTTGGCACTGGAAATATTCATTTCCGATTTATTTTCACGAATGAGATTCTTCAATTCGTTACTCATCTTACCAAATACTTCCAAAGAGAAAATATCATTGATGAATTTGCGCTTTTCTTCGGGCTTCTTGGCCATGAACGGGACATTATCGGAAAGCGATAAAATATCACAGCTACGACAGATCACGGGATTAGATCCAATCAAGTCACAGATGAATTTATCGGTATTGGCGATGGAATCCTTGGTGATGTCTTCTTCGCCTCTCAGGAGCATCACAGAGCTTGGCTTGATTTGTCGCTTGATTGTGTATGACTGGGCACCTGTCTCAGTCTCTACGTCGAACGTAAGCTCAATGGCACCCTTTCCTTTAGTGATATTGTTGATGATGAATTCCTTTTTAATATCACGAATGGTTTTACCGAACAATGCATAGTAAAAGAGTTCAGCAATACAGGATTTACCAATCCCGTTCACGCGATCAGGGTTGTCCAAATTCTTTCCAGTAATTAGGTTAAAACCAGATTGAAAATCAATCACAATCTGGTCATTGCCGATACTCAGGAAATTTTGTCCTCGCAAGGTTCTATATAAAATTTTCTTCATTGTTATTCACTTACATTTTTCATACAAATCATCGTTGATTTTCTTCACTCTTTCAAATTGGCCTGCTTCCAAGTTCAATTGTTCGTAGAACTCATCAAACATGCCAACAATATCGATTGAATCGACTTGTTCAACATCTCCGATTGTCTTTGTCACCACATTATATTCGGTGGTCAAACGGAAAGGTGCGAAATTGCTCAGATAAATCTTGAACTTTTCGACCTTATCATCGTCGATATCTTTGTCAATTATCAGCTTGATGATGTTTCCTTCGACATCCTCTTTGGAGTAATCCTTGATTTTGGTCAGAGGAATTTTAATGAATTCTGGGGAAACAGTGTTCCTGACAAATTCCACTGAATCGTCTTCCAAATTCAGAATGTGATAGCCTTTGGCATCGCCACAATCATTGAAATCATGATGGAAGGTGTTACCGATGTAACGGATTGTCCCTTCATTGTATTTTTTGATGCTCTTGGTATGGAAATGTCCTGACCACACATTAGTAGTTCGTGATGCGAGGAAATCCATGACTTGGAATCCGTGATCACAAACCTTGTAATTGTTCATTTGGAATGTTTGAATTTCAAAATGTCCAAAAATGTGGTCGAATTTACCTTCTGGTAAATCGTGATTCCAAGGAACAAAAAGCAATTTCTTACCAAATGCTTCGAATTCCAAATTCTGATCAATAATAGTGATATTGTCGTGTCCTTTGAGGAATCCCAAGCTATGAACATCTGCACGATTTTTATAATACGCATCGTGATTACCAATCACCATGAACATATTAAAGTTCTTGAACTTGGCAATCAGTTCAGAGGCAACGTGAATTGTTTGAACAGAAATCTCCGAACGATTGTGGAAGAAATCACCAAGGAAAAATATATCAGAGATTTTCTTTTTCTTCAGATCGGAAATAATCCAGTCTGCCCACTTGAGAGCGATTTCATGCCATTCTGTTGAATTTCCATAAAGACCCAAGTGGAGGTCGGAAAATATTGCTGCTTTTGGTTTCTTAATCATTATCGTCGTATTCGTCTCCTTCCATTATTGGCTTGACATACACATGTCCCATCGCATCAGGACCAGACATATTCTCCATGTATACCATGTCTTTGTATTCATTCAAGCCCTCATGTTGACCCTTTTCTTTATTGATACGATTCGTAAAGGCATTCCATGCAATACGATTGAAATATGAAAAAGGGTTGAATTCGGATTCTATGTTGTAGAGTTTCTTTTCCAAAGCATGATACATCTTAACGACTGCATCGCCCACCATTTCTTCCTTCCAACTCCTAGAGTATCGAATAAAACGATGGTTGTATGATAACCCTTCGGCAATTTTAAGGATATTTGTTGCCAATTTATTATTCATATTATCGGATTTGTAATATTCTGATAATTGCTCTCGGAACTCTTTAGAATTCACGTAATATTCATTTTTGTTACTCATATGTCAATAGTTCTTTCTGTCCACTGGATGGATTCCTGATCGTAAATTTCTTGTCTGTATAGAGCATGAGATGATGAATATTTGGTGTTATCGATGACATCGAATATTCTCAATTTTTCTTTGTTCTCATGCAGTCGAAGTCCTCTACCAATTGATTGAACAACACGGATAAAGCTTTTACCCAAACCAACAAACATGATATTTGGGAGATTTTTAATATTGATACCAGTGGAAAAGATAGACGACATCGCGATACAAATGACATTATCATTCTTTTCCATCATGTCAATTATTTTTTGTCTTTCTTCAACATCCATTTCACCTTTGACAAAATATACAGATCTGTCCATTCTATTAGACAGAGCAGATAATAAAGAGTCGCCATGATCCAAATGATTAACCATGATGAGCACGTTACCATTAATTTTGTTAGCCAATTTAGAAATAAAATTATTGCGTTTTTCATTGTTGTATAAGTAATCCAGTTCTTCCTTGTAGTTCAATTTACGTGTTGGGGGATGTTTCAACCTCAAAACATTGATAGATACATCTGTCAAGAAATTCTCATCTCTCAATTCTTTGGATTTCTTCTCATAAATTATCGGACCAAAAGAACCAATTGTTTTCCATTGGTCTAATAATTTATCCGATAATGTCCCAGTGAAACCAAATTTATTGGGTGTCTTAACTTTATTTATAATTTTTGATAAATTTGCATCGCTATTCACACCATGACACTCATCGACTATCAATAGATCCACATCAAATATCCAAGAATTATCAAGGAATTTGGCACCCAAATTTTGGGTATTGCAGATCACGACTTGAGTGTCCTGTAGAGGACTTTCACCTGACCATCCTGAATACGTGAATGTGACTTGATACTCCAAGAAATCATTCTGTAATTGCTTCACCAGTGATAATCCGGGAACTACGATGAGACATTTGAAAGTATCATTTGATACTTTTTGCAAGTAATTTTCAATTAGAAGTGCCTGTGCCAATGATTTACCAGCACCTGTAGCCAAAAGGAAAATACCGTATCCCTTTTCCAGACCAGCAATAATCGATTCTTTTTGATAATAACGAGCATCATATTTGAGATTGTCAGTGAATTCGAATTTACCGATACCGCATCTCAACCTATCCCTGAATTCATCTGTAAATGTGACATCGGTGATTTGGTTATCTCTCAGATATTTCAGAATCTCACCATAGAAACCAAAATCAAATAAACCAGTGGGGGTGATTGCATACTTACGATCTTTAATAAATCGCTTACCCTTCTTTTTGGCAAAGGTGGCGGCATCATTCTTCACAGAAAAATGGTTGCGAATCATTCCGAGAGTATCAGAATCAGTGAGAATCTGTCCCTGTCTCTTAGTTGGTTTATAATCGAATGTTATCATTTATAATTCTTGTAGTTTACGCAATTCCAAAATATTTTTAATATCGTTGCCAATAAATGTAATCTGACTTACCAATTTTTCGAGATATTCAATCAAATATTCTTGTTCTTTAATTTTTTGATTGATGTTCTCCAATGATGGGGTTTTATCCAAATCATCTAAAACCTGTTTATTGAGAACCACCGGAGATTCCTCCATAATTTTCTTCTGGAGCATACTTTTTGTTGAAGCTTTGGCTCTGTAAAGTTTGTCCTTCTCAATTTTAGCATCGATCAAACGACATACCCAGAAATGCTTCTCAGCTGGAACACGCTTGGTTCTGTCTTCGAGTGTAAAGTCATCGATTTTACAGAATTCCTCGTATTGTTGTTGATATTTTTTGATTGTTTCGTAGCTCATAATTTTACATGAAAGAGGGCCATCTAATTTGAATAGTGATTTCGTCTATAAATTCCTTAATAACGTCACCATGACATTTATTAGGGGCACAGTAACACACGAAATTCGTATTTTTATCATCCAATTCTCGGTTGACCAATTCGAGGATAGTATTTCTGAATAAATCATCATTTTTATAACGATCTTCGAAGTATGTCCGATAACCATCAATCGCTTCATCGTCTGTTTCGACCTTATACAAGGCTTGAGGATGATTGGATTCCTTGGAATGATACGGATTGCCCATAATGGAACCACGCCCAATGTAAATATCGTCAGGAGTGGGTTTGTGGGTTTTTTTATTTACTATCTTTATCATCATAAGTATGATAAATAGTAATATGCAAATGTCAAGTGGAAAAGATCAAGAAAATATCGCCAATATCTATCAGCAGATACTGAATGAGGATATGACCGCTGGTGGTGTTTATGGCGGGGATATTGCTGGGCATGCGGGAATCGAGAACGCTGATTGGTTTGCACCGGGGGACGCTAGAAATCCATATGGGTTGGGTGTCACGACCAGAAAAGGTAGATTGAAAATTGGAAAGCGCAAGCGCAAGCGCAGGAAAATCAAAAAGAATTGATCGATTTTCAATCTTTCAAACGCTTGTTTCAATTTTTCCCGCGTTTAAATTTAACTATATTCATTGAATTAGTATATATTATTACCCACCCACCCTCCCTATACC